GTGATTTAATCTTACCTCCGGGCATTGAGCCGTTGTCTGCACCTGTTGAAGATGCAACACCGGAAGAAAAAGCCACTGTGCTTCCAGAGCCTACGGGCTTTCACATCCTTTGCGGTGTGCCTGACATCTCTGACAAGATTGATGGTACTGACTTGGATCTGGTGCGTCCTTCCCAATATGCAGCGCAAGAACAACACGCCACAACCGTTTTGTTTGTGTTGAAAGTTGGACCAGAAGCATACGCTGACAAGACCAAGTTCCCCAGCGGCCCTTGGTGTAAACCCGGAGACTTCGTTCTCTGCCGTACCTATTCTGGTACGCGTTTCAAAATTTTCGGCAAAGAGTTTCGTCTTTTAAACGACGATCAAATTGATGCTGTTGTGCAAGACCCCCGTGGCATTAGCCGCGCATAAGGAGTAAAAATGGCTGAACAATTCAAGTTCCCTGACGAGATTGATGACGATAACAACGCAAACGTCAACATAAAAGCGGAAGATAACGAGGAAGTCGAGATTGAAATCATCGACGATACTCCCCCACAAGACAAAGGCCGTGTGCCTTTGAACCGTGAAGTTGAGGATCCTTCAGACGAGGAAATCAACTCATACTCTAAGAATGTGCAAGAGCGCATTAAAGAATTAACACATGCCCGTCACGACGAACGTAGACGTGCAGAAGCCGCTCTTCGTGAGAAGCAAGAGTACGAACGCTTTGCCCAACAGCTCATTGAAGAAAATAAAAGTCTTAAGAAGAGCGTTAACGTCGGTCAGGAAGCGTTCATCTCCTCTTCCAAGGAGAAAGCGGAGGCAGACCTTGCGATGGCTCGACGTCAGTATAAGGAGGCTCAAGAGGCTTTTGACACTGACAAGATCATTGAGGCGCAAGAAAAGCTAACTGAAGCCAAAATGAACCTTGAGCGGATAAAAAATTATCGCGCTACCCCTTTACAAGAGGAACGGAATGAGGTACAAATACAACCACGACAGACACAGCAGGTTCAACCGGATGAAAAATCCCTGCGCTGGCAGGCAAAAAACCAGTGGTTCGGTTCTGATGGGTTTGAAGAAGTTACCAGCTACGCACTAGGGCTGCACCAAAAGCTAGTGAACGGGGGTCTCGACCCACGCTCTGACCAATATTACGAGCAGATTGATGCTCGCGTACGCTCGAAGTTCCCAGAAGTATTTGGTGAACCAGAGAAAAAATCTGTTGAAGTCAAACGACCTTCTTCAGTGGTTGCTCCTGCGTCACGTTCGACGGGAGTTAAAAAAGTCCAACTGACCCCCACACAGGCGGCGTTAGTCAAGCGATTCAATTTAGATCCCAAAAAATATTACGCAGAAGTTCAAAAACTGGAGAACCAAAATGGCTGATACAAAAATTAACCGTGACTTAGCAACACGCGAAAAAACTGCCCGTGTGGTGTACAAACCCACGAGCGACTTGCCTGATCCTACTCCCGAACCCGGGTATGGCTACAGATACATTCTGACGCACATACTTGGCAAGGCAGACCATACCCGCATGTCCCGCATGAGACGTGATGGGTGGGAACCAGTCAAGGCAGCCGACCATCCTGAACTGATGATTGACGGTAATGAGCAGGGTAACGTGGAAATTGGTGGCTTGATTCTGTGCAAAAACAGTATTGAGAACATCCGCGCTTACGATGAATACTATGCCAAACAAGCAGCAGAGCAGATGGAATCGGTTGACAATAGCTTCATGAAAGACAATGATCCAAGGATGCGTAAGTTTGCGGACAGACAGTCCACAACCACACGCGGAGTTGGATTTGGTGCAGGTTCCAAGTAAATTTTTTAGGAGTCCTTAAATGGCTTATCCAATCGTTCCAGCCCCTTACGGGTTTAAAGCGGTTAGCGAGTTCGGTGGTCTACCCTATGCTGGTTCTACCCGCATGTATCCCATCGCCACTGGCTATTCCACTTCGTTGTTCAATGGTGACATTGTTCAACTCTCAGGTGGTACTATTGTTACCACTTCTATGTCTGCTGCTTCCTCTCCCGGTACAGCAGTTGCGGGTACTTTAGGTATCTTCGTTGGCGCAGAGTACACAAACTCTTCAAGCCAAATCGTTCGCGGTCAATACTGGCCAGCAAGCACAACATCTAACTACGCAGTTGGATATGTGATTGATGATCCCCGTACCGTGTTCAAAGCTGCTGTTGTTTCTCAAGGTACTTCCTTGTCTAACACTGCTTCCACAATTGGTTACATCAACCCCACCTTTATTGGTACTAACGTATACGCTATCACTGGCGGTACAGGCAATACCACAACTGGTGATTCCGCGATGGCCATTTCTGGTGCTGTGGTTAGCTCTGGTACTTCTGGTAATACTCGTATTACTTCAGCTTTGCCTTTCCGCGTTGTTGGCGTTGTTAACGACACAGCCGTTAGCGTTTCAGCTACTGCTTCTACTTCTGGTTCAAGCACAACTGTTACATTGACTGCTGCTAACACAGCTATCCAGCCCGGTATGCAATTGATTTGCCCAACAGGCACAGGCTCTGCCCAAGGTAACTACATTTATGTAGTGACTGTAAGTGGTACTACCGTGACTGTGAACAGTGCCGTTACTTTGGCATCTGGCTCAGCAGTAACTTTCGTTGGCTGGCCCGAGGCATTGGTTGTATGGAACCAAGGCTTCAGCGGAATGACTAACAACACTGGCGTTTAATTAAGGAGCACATAAATGGCTATTTCACGCGCACAACTACTTAAAGAGCTGCTCCCCGGATTGAACGCATTGTTTGGTCTTGAGTATGCACGTTACGGCGAAGAGCATAAAGAGATCTACGAGACTGAGAAATCAGAGCGTAGCTTCGAAGAAGAGACCAAACTATCTGGTTTCTCCGCTGCTCCAGTTAAGCCCGAGGGTACAGCACTCAGCTATGACAATGCACAAGAGGCATTTACAGCTCGCTATAACCACGAGACTATCGCCCTTGGATTCTCAATCACCGAAGAGGCTATTGAGGATAACTTGTACGACAGCTTGTCTGCTCGCTACACCAAAGGCTTGGCTCGCGCTATGGCTTATACCAAGCAAGTTAAAGCTGCTTCAATTTTGAACAACGCTTTCAACGCAACCTACACTGGTGGCGATGGCGTATCTTTGTTGAACACAGCTCACCCCTTGGTTAACGGTGGCACCAATGCCAACACTCCTTCCACTCCTGCTGATTTGAACGAAACTTCTCTTGAGAACGCCGTTATTCAAATCGCTGCTTGGACAGATGAGCGTGGCCTTTTGATCGCTGCTAGACCCAAGAAGTTGATTGTTCCCCCAGCATTGATGTTCGTTGCTACCCGCTTGCTCGACACTGAGCTCCGCGTTGGTACAAACAACAACGACATTAACGCCATCAAGAACAACGGTTCTGTTCCTGAAGGTTACACAGTTAACCACTTCTTGACAGCACCTAATGCTTGGTTCCTTACCACAGACGTTCCCAATGGCTTGAAGCACTTTGAGCGCACACCATTGCAGAATTCAATGGATGGTGATTTTGATACAGGGAACGTTCGTTACAAGTCCAGAGAGCGTTATAGCTTTGGCTGGTCTGATCCTCTTGGTATCTACGGTTCTTACTAATTTAGTATTAGTTCTAACCTTTAAAGGGCCCCTTGTGGGCCCTTTTTATTTGCTGTATAATTCCCCGTATCGTAACACAGTAGAAGTATATGGAATACCCAAACAACCGTGCAGAAGCCAAAGCAACAGGCGCAAAGTTTTATTTCACAGGCACTGCTTGTAGTCGGGGGCACATTGCTTTACGCAAAACCAAAGGAGCTTGCGTTGAATGCGTAAAAGAAGATTGGAAAATTGATAATGAAAAGCGCAAAGAAAAACCAAAATCAGAAGCGGCGAAAGCAGCAGCAAAAAGATATTACGAACGTAATAGAGAGGCTGTGTTAGCGCGTGCAAGTGCTAGGCCAAATGAAGCAAAACAGGCATACAGAAACAAACATAAACAAGAAAACCCTGAACTTTACAAAGCCCTCACTAGCGTCCGTAAACGTAGACATCGTGACGCCACACCCAAATGGATAACCCCTGAACAAAAGTTGGCCATGCGCGAGCTGTATTTGCATGCGCAAAAGCTGACTGCAATGACTGGTGAACGATATGTAGTTGACCACATCATCCCGTTGATCTCCCCCGAAGTCTGTGGACTCCACGTGCCTTGGAATTTGCGTGTAATCACGCAAGAAGAAAACTTAAAAAAGTCTAACAAACTTCTTGACACGCCCAAGGAATAGTGTATATTGAAGGCTGTCTGGGATTTTTTCTCTTGTTGCCACTGGCCCAGCAGACGATGCAACGATTAACAAGAGACTTTTGCATAAGGAATTATCATGGCACGTTCCACGTT